TGTCGTATAGGAAGCCCTTCCCTATGCCCGCTTGCGCCTCTATAGGGATGATTGGCAGCGTCTGTATGATGCGAGAGCCTAATGGTCTCCTCTTTATCTCTTGGGGGGCACTGTGAGGCTTCTGTGGTGAGGAAATAAACATCGCTCCCTCACCAGACAGAATCCAACTGCGGCTGTAGTGGGGGAAAGCTGTCAATATCTTTTCTGCCATCTTTAAGGATATCGTCTGTGTTTTTCCCTTATCTATGTCGTATAGAGCTTGAGACCGATCCATCCCCAGCTGTTTCCCCAGTGTGCTAATGGTTATACCCTCTTGTTCAAGTATTCTCCTTAGCACAACTTTTCCTATAGTAAATTCTGAACTCATAGCTATATATTCCGAACTCTGCCGTGCATATCGAGGGGGCATTATCTGTTTTTAGCCCCTCGTGTAACAAAAACAGCAGGCTGTTTTGTCCGCCAAGGGAGTATCCAACCTGCTGTCTAGTGCTTAGTTTCTGTTGTGGTCCCACTTGGGCTTGAACCAAGGACTCCCTGATTATGAGTCAGGTGTAGATGGTTGGATGTTAGTCATATAAGTGGTCGGTGTAAGCTGATAGTATAGTTTACTTGTATGGCAATGCCGCAGATATGAATTCATCCTCATAGGCATATAAGTCATCGAGGCTGTTAATCTTGTGCGTCACGGAGGGCTTATTTTGCTCGTCAGTAAACACAAGCTTTTTACTCGTCTCAGAGTCGAGGTACAGCCTGCATATATTCTTCCTGTTACTATCATCTATTATTATAGTGAAATAGGTTTGTGCGTCTCGATAGTACACCCTCTTTACGTCTATCGTTTTTGCCAATATTGCTTTCACGATTAGATAGGCCTCTATCTCCTCTTCGGTAGTGACAACTTTTGTCTCACTTCCTGCATCTTCTGGCTGTGGTGGCAACTGTTCAGATTCAGCTTCCATCTCTTCGCTCTTTATCGCTGCGCTTAGACGACCAGAGATTATATCCGCCACATGAGTGGATATAGCACGTTTAACCAGTGGTGCAAAATGCTCCAATACTTTAGGTGTAAATGACCCTGCATACACACGCTTTGAAAGTATTTTTACAAAATCTGGGGATGGAGATTTGAACTCATCTGATATTACGCTTTTAAGCTCTCTCAGATATTTAAGCTCACTTGCGGAACTTACTACCTCATCAAGGTTAAAATATGATTTATGAAAGCGTTTAAGCTCCTCTATAGTAGTATCTTTAAGATCCAGCATATTAACCTCCAAGAATGGAGTCTCGTCCATCTTGTTAGGTGTATCAAGATCTGTATAGAATCTGTACACTATTCCGTTTGTGAGTACTCCAAACTTAGCACTAGACACATGGAAGTACCTTAGGAGTTGGTTGTCGTATAGACTGAGGTCTTGCGCCCAATGTTTGCATTCTATAAGCATAATAGGATGACCATCTTTGAGTATACAATAGTCAATCTTCTCCCCTTTCTTTGCCCCTATGTCACATACCATCTCTGGTACAACCTCGGTGGGATTAAACACATCGTACCCTAGGGCATAGATAAATGGCATGATTAATGACGTCTTGGTTGCCTCCTCTGTATGTATAGATTCTTTCATTGATACTATACGTTCCGAGAGTTGCCTTAGCTGGTCTTTGAAGTCCATAAGTTGTGTTTTGTTTGAGTTGTTACGACAGCTTGTGATCACTATCTCCTTGATATAGACTATGAAATAGTGACGCAATTACGTCTACTTCATCACAAGTATGCATACGGATGTGATCAGAGTGACGAAAAGGACAATTCCCATAGCAAGCCCAAAGGGCATACTATTGTCCTCTTCCCCTGCCTGCTCTCCCTCTATCTCTGGCTCTGGGGTGTTAGAGTCCATAAGGTCGTAGGTGTTGGCTATCACCTGGAGTATCTTGTAGAAAACGGCGCATGGAATTGCTCCGAAAAGGTATGCTAGGCTTGCGGGGTTAAAGATGGTCTGATTATCACCTATCCTTATTGTCGCCGTGAGGGCAAAGAGGATAACGAAAGAGGGTATACCCACGAGTGTTATTACCTTTCCCCATGTTCGTAGGGCTGACGAGCTCTTGCGAGCTTCGGCACGTTGTTGTTGCGTCATCATATGGATCTGTTTTTTATTCGTTAGTGTTACCAGACCTGCACACTGCGGTCAATGCGCTCGACGTAGAAGAAGGCACGCACATCGCTTAGCGACTTCGTGAAGTCTTCGTAGTTGCTATTGAGTGAGTGTAGGGTGATGGTGTTATCTTTTCTGCTGTGCTTGATTAGCTCTTTGATTAGTACCCCCTCCTCTTCGATAACGATTACCACGTAGGGGTACTTTGTGTTGATTAGCCCGTATCTCCAATCTTCGGGATACACCTCACGACAGAGGACTACATCCCCGTCACAGATGGAGCGTTTAGAGTCGTCGTCCATACTATTGCCCGTAACACGGAAGAGTTTGTAGCGGTCAGAGACCTCACGCTCCAGTGCCACCTCCATAGTATCGAACTCTTCGTAGACATCTTCTGGGTCTTGCGACTCGTCTCTGTCGTACAGGAAGCCTTTGCCTACGCCAGCTTGCGCCTTGATGGGTATGATTGGGAGCCTCTGAACTATGCGAGATCCAGGAGGCACGACCTCTACCTCTTTGGGAGTTCTGTGGGGCTTCGCTGGGGCTTCGTCCTCTGTGGAGTCCTTGAGCATCTCACCCTCGCCCGACATAAGCCAGCTTCTATTGTAGTGAGGGAAGGCGGATATTATCCTATCTGATAGAGATTGCGATATGCTTTTTGTTACCCCCTTCGATATGTTGTATAGCAACTGCGGGGAGGAGTACCCGAGCTTACTCGACAATGTTGCAGCTGTCATTTGCTCGTGTGAGAGGATCATCCGCAAAATGTCCGCTCCTGAAAGCCTGTCGATTGTTTGATTATCCAACATATTGTTGTATCTTTGTACTACCAAATCGCCCTTTGGTAGGAAGCCGTCAGTACGTCGGCAAAAGGAAATCTCAAATACCTCTCCTTGGTCTGGGCGAAGACTGGGGGGAGGTACTCCTTTTTAGGAGAATATCGCTACTCAGCTATCGGTGATTAAAACGTACGTTCGGGAGTAGCGATTGAACCCCTCGAAGTAGCTGTGGTAGCCAATCCACCGCAAGGAGTCCGCAAAGGGGGAGCAGGGCGAAAAGCCAGATGCTCGGACAGCCCACCACTAGGGCGGAAAGCTGGTAAATGTACTAGAGGGAGTGGAGAACCTCTGGTGCTGGTGACGGGGCGACCGACAGGGCACTGCTTGGAACTCTCCTATACCATACCCCCGAAGCCATACGGACAGCTGGAAGAACAGCCCCGTATGGGTAAGGGGGCTTTATGGCTCAGAAGCTCCCTCTTGAGCTTGCTTAGTTACTCTTTCTATTATTCCCTTTTATAGGGGTAGTATGAACTATAGTAGTTATAAGGAGTATATTGTTGATTTTTTGACGCACTTTGAGGGATCGTGATCTGTAGTTTTCTCTTGTTCAGTGGCTCTATGCCTCTTTGGGAATAGGTAGTTAGCTACAAAGTAGAAGATACCAAGCACATTAGTGGTAGTTGTTCCTAAGATCACAATCAAAACAGAGTCTGATAGCTGAAGGGATGCTGTTGTGGAGCCAGACATGAATAGCAGTAGTCCTACGCACATCATATAGACGCAGAGGAAATCAAATGTTTTGCTTGCATACACCTTCCTTTCCTCTCGGTCTTGCTTGATGCTCTCTATTTCTTCATTGAGCCTGTTGTACTCAGCTACCTGCTTGTTGTATTCCAGAGCATTTACTTTCTTCTCCTCTGCATCAGGGTCTTCTTTATTTATTGTCCCGTCCTTTCGGAGTGGTTCTAGGTCAATAGCCATTGTTCTTACGAATTAGGTCCATAACCTTCCTGTAGTAGTCTTTCGTGCGCTCGTCGGGGATGAGTCTGTTTTCTCCCTCGACGTACACCATACTCCACGGAGTTCCGGGTTCATGCGTAAGTTCCACAATATCCCTATCTGATAATTGGATATACCTCTTCCAGATTAGCTCTACAAGCTCTTTGTCGTCCTCGTTTTGTAGCGTAGGGGTCTCAAACTTCACATCCAAGCCCTCCCAGTGGAATATAACGGCTGGCTCCTTGATTGGGTTGTATTTGTTGTGTTTGAAGCTGTGGTAGACCGATGGAATTACAGGTCCATACCTCCACGCCTCAATTCTGTCAAAGCGAGGGTCTACGAGTGGTCGTCCACTTATCGCTAGGGAGAACCCGTGAGCGATATACACACGCTTAACAAGACCGAGGAGGTGGAGGTCTATCCCATCTCTATTGGAAAGCTCCACGAAGTAGTTAGCTACTGATAGTGCATTTGTCTCCATATTGCTTGCATCTTGTTTCGCAAAGGTAGTCATTTCCCGTAATACTTTCCCACGCTTTACACAGTAGGGGTTTATTTCACCCGTATCCTCCCCCTTATTAC